TTAACTTACTGATTTTAATAAGCCTCTGGTGTCACTTTGGTGACTATGGGGCATCATTGGGACATAATCTGTCAGCTTCTGATTCAGCATTGCGATCTGTTCTGCATTGCTGTCAGTCATCCATGCTCCGTATACATTGAATACCATCTGGGCACTTGCATGGCCCATCTGGCTGGCAATGAAGCTTGGGTTTGCTCCGGCAGATAATGACCAGCACGCATAAGTGTGTCGTGACTGGTATGCCTTTCGATGCCTGATCCCTGCACGCTTAATGGCTGTTTCCCATGAGTCACCTACAGAATCGACTTTGTAGACAAAACCTACCTGTTCGCTTTTTCTAACCACTTGAGGGTTAAACACGAAAGTACATTCATGGTTCACTGAACGTCCATATTCACGTAGTTGCACCTTGATGTTGTACTGCTTACCCAGTCTTGTCATTTCAGCCTGATTTTTCAGGACACTGATAGCGGGCTGGATAAGGTGCACAACCCTGTTTGTGCTTGCTTCAGTTTTCGGTAGAGTGAACTCACCAAGTTTCGTATAATTGCGCCTGATGGTAATTGTTCCTGCCTTCAGATCGATATCTTCCCAGGCCAGGGAGACCAGTTCACCGTGACGCATTCCTGTGTACACAGCCAATGACCACAGGTTTTTCGTCTGCTGATGTCGGCAAGCATCTATCAGGCGAATAAATTCGTCACGAGTTAGCGGATCTGGCTCTGCCCTGGCTCTTTTAAGAGGCTTAATTCCCTGGAAGGGATTTGCTTCTAAGTAACCGTGATCTGCAGCAAACTGAAACATTCCAGCGATTGTCGTCATGTAATAATTTACAGTAACGACGCTCCGTCCTTTTGCTGCTGCTTTGTTTTTCGTTGAATTCTGATACCCGGTCAGCAAATCTTTCCTGATATACAGCAATTCCTCTTTGGTTACCGATGACACCAGTCTACTGCCTCCAATTTTCGGAACCATCGTTCTTGCAACGGATTCATAGCGATTGAATGCATTTGCAGAGATTTCCATTCGTTTCAGATCCAGCCACTTTTCTTCAAGTTCCTTCACCGTAATTTCTTTTTTACTTACCCCAAAAGCCTGAAGGTTGGGGGAGTCAGGGAACTGTGCAGCATAATCAAAGCTTCCTGTGCGGATGGCAAAACATACTGATGTCCGCAGTTCCCCGGCGATCTTCCTGTTCTTGGCAGTGTCAGGGACACCAAGATTTTCCCTGACACGTTTACCTTTAAAATTAAACCAGATGCGTAATGTGCCGCCGTGGTTTTCGACGCCTGTTGGATATTTGACTTTATCCATCGATACCTCCAGACGCCCAAGAGCGATACGAGCTTACATATTTCATGATATTAAATCACCTGGGTTGTTTGTTTTTCATTGAGGCGACCCAGGCATCTATTGCTTTTCTGTTATACATACATTCACTGGAAGGCTTTGGATTACCGTCTGGTGATACGTGAATATACTCTCTTCCAACCATCCAGCATTCTTTCCGGGCCCGAAGAATTGTGCCTGGTTTGAGCCCGGTAATTGCGATAAGAACGCTTTCACAAACCCATTCATTGGGAGCCAGTTGAATCACATTGCCCATGTATTACCTCACACAACACTCAGCCCACGGCAGTGGCACCACACTTCAAACATTCGCTTCACAACTTCACGACAGTAGAAGCCGTCAACATCTCGCGTCAGGTCATAGCGATTGCCGTAACGCTGGTGGACCCATCGTTCAAATGCTTTATTCATTCTTTACTTCCTTTTTATGGCTCGTAATTTTTTCAGGTGCTTTTCCTGCTCAGTGTCCGCGAGAATTTTGCGGTACTCCTGGTGGTCAATATGTTCGAACAGGCAGTTTAACTCACCAATGCGTACCCGCCCGGATCGTCCGTCCATCCGTCGAAAGAACACTGAGTGCTCAGTGATGCGAGTAATCACCACGGGGTATCCGGCTCTGTCCGTGTATATCTGACCGCGTTGAATCAAAGCGAACATGTGGTTATCCCCAGCGGCAAATCGAATACACCATCAGCGTCACCGCCATCGCAATTCCTACCGTTGTTAATGCTTCAGGCCAGGTCATCGTAAAATATCCTCCACGCTTATCAGTCCGTTCCGCTCCAGATAACTCATCGCCTTATCCGGTAATTTGCAGTCTGGCTTCGCTTTCCTCAGTTGCCAGGTTAACTGCTTTACCAGCATGGTTAACTCATCGACCAGACGCTGATATCCCACTGGTTTGTATTCATGCAATTTACCGGCTGGCTCTGCTGCCAGCGATACCAGTGCGATTTCCAGAACAGCAATATCCATCTTATATGTGCGGATGATGTCATGGTCGATTGTGCCCGGTATGCACAGTCTCTGTGCTTCAATAGTCTCCTCTGCGTGAGCTATTAACTGCTCTCTGGTAAAAGTCGTCATGCCGTAGCCCCTTCTTGATATTTTTCAAACCAGAACACAACCGGCTCTGCTTCCAGCGATGCCAGCGCAATCCGTGCCAGTTCCATTTGTTCACCACGGGTAAGCCCGTTTTCAAGCGGGTTTTTAATGAACAATTCAATACGTTCTTTGGTAATAGTGGTCATGTGTTACTCCTTAACCCGCAGTGCTTTCAACTGATGAGGGGAACAAAATCTTTTCATCAAACCCTGCATTCATATCATGGACAGCAACACACCAATCCATTGACGAACGATTATCAAGAGCCTCCATGATTTCATCCATGCGGCGCAGGTCATACAGGTAAATGCTTTTATCGCCAATG